CTTCAGACAGAAGTAGAGTCGGTTTATATGTAGTCCAAAATTCAGTGAAGCCAAGAATCATCTTCCATACATGAGTATGATAGTTTACTTTACCGTCATGTTCAATCCAACGAATCTCTTCTCCACGAAGAAACTTCTCGATGGCTTCATGTACTTGAGTACCTTCTTCACCCGCACGACGCATAACAATATCAGCATTGTGCCCCATATCTTTTATCCATGTTTCAAAGAATTGGCCTTTAGGGAAATAGCCTAAGATAGTTGTAACAGAAGGATAAAAAACACCAGGAGACCTTTGATAATATCTTGAATCATGAAGTGTAATTTGTCTTAGCTCAGGGTCGGTTTCGACAATACGTTTTAAGAACCTATCACGGTGGATGTTCTTATTTTGTTCGATCATAATAGTTGCAGTTTTTTGAGAAGCAGATCACCAAAAGATAGTGGCTTCGCATGATGAAGTAATTTTGTCATTTGCTCAAAACCCAAATCAGAAGGATCTTTCCCTTCCAATTCTATTAAATATACTTCTTTCCCTAGATTAAGAAGATTTTGTGAATAGTCTAGTGCCTCTTTGAGTGCATCTTTGTCTAACGCTAAATATACTGTTTTTACGTCAGATTCTACTAATTTTAACATGAGTGACTGAGGAATTGTTTTACCAAATAGTGGTATAGCATTACGTTTAATAGCGATCGCATCAAACATACCCTCACATAGTATTACAGGAACTGTCCAGTTTACAAAGTACTCTAGACCTATTAATTCTGTCTTATTGCAACTCGGTGCATCGTACTTACGAGAAGGATCTTTCTCAAATGATCTAGCAATAAAATAGTTGATATTACCGTCTTTGTCATATGAAGGAACTATAATTCTGTTTCTATATCTTCCTTGTTTACAATAACCTATATTATATTTTTGTATGTCTTGAATAGAAATACTCCTTTTCTTTAAATATGCTAAAGCATGTCTACATTCAAGTGATTTGTCTGGATTAGATAAAGAAATAAACTCTTCTGGAAGTCTTACTTTGTTTGGTTTAACAGAATCGATTTTAGTATTATCGTTCTGAAAATAACCTTTCATCTCAATCACTTTCTCTGTAGGAGCATCTATTTTCTTGAATAGTGAAACTGGCGTTTTACCTTTAGTAGGTGGATGACAGGTCCAACAATTGTATTGACCTGATCTAATATTCACTATCAATTTAGGATTGTGATGCTTACACACTGGGCAATAAAAGGCGTAGTCCATAGTAGTCTTAGAACCTTTACCTTTTCCTAACACAGTCTCCAGAAGACCTAAAACGAGCATTTCTTGTTCCATCATTCAAATATAAGACAAAAAAACGACATAAAAAAATATTTATTAAAAAAGATTTTTTTGTTTCAGAAATTTGTTGTATATTAGACGTATCTAATGCCGTATACTCAGGATCTATACCATAGCTTGGTGAAATTCCATGAGTGAGTTTTAGAATGAGTAAGTACAACGGCTACCAGGAGCTAAGACTAAGAACAATGCTTCAGGTATAAAAAGATAGTCGAAAGTGAAAGTTTGAAAGAATATCGGTTCATCCGACGGTTTAGTCCGCTAGGGCTTTCAAATATAAACCAAGACAACAAACAAAGTCAATTCAACCACTCTAAAGTTAGGCAAATACCCTAATAAAAAATCCTATTTAAAATGGAATTTGAAATAAGTGATAACAAAATAACAGAAGATCAACTAGAAGCATTATACATCTACCTTTCATTAAATTACAATAATATGAAAGATGATGAAAAGATAATATGGTATGAATTGATGAAACAAATAGATAAAGAATTTGGTACATATGATTAAGATACTCATATTAGAAGGCTGCAATAAATGTAAAAAGCTAAAAGAAGCTTTGGACAATAGTGACATAGAATACGCAACAATTGTTTGTGAGGATGATACTCCTATTTGTGATGAAATAGAAGATTTAACCGGAGTGTATCAATATCCTATGGTAATTCACACCGATGAATTTGGCTCTATAACAGATATCTTTTATGTTACCGACAAATACGAAGATGTAGGTAAATTAAGAAAATTGTCACTAGGAGTAACAGGCCTTGGCTTTCACTCTATAGATCAATTAACAAGTTACATATTAAAATAGTAAATTTATAAAATGAAATACAAACAACTAATCCTAAGAAAGATATTTGAGCTAAATAATTTTCTTAATGGTCATGATGCCCTTCTTTCAACAAGTAGATCTATAGAAGAAGTAAGAGCCCATCTTGAAAGAATCAAAGCCAAAATTCAAGAAATAGAAGTTTTGGTTAATGGTGAACAAGACACATTCTAATTAAATAATAAGTTATGAAAGATTTGACTCCTGAACAAATGATGGAGAATCTAGACAAGTTCTATTCTCTAATCAATAAGTACATATCTGGTGATAGAAAAGATAAGCTACTGGACATGTACAAAACTATCGAAGAGACTTTAACTACTTCTCCTGCCTCAACAAGAATTAGTCATCACAATGCTTTTGCTGGTGGTTATGTTGATCACGTTATTAGAGTAGTTGAAGCTGCATTAGTATTTGAAAAGGTTTGGGACAAATTTGGTCAGAATAAAAACTATACTACTGAAGAACTAGCATTCTCAGCTATTAATCATGATCTTGGTAAATTGGGTACAAATGATGAACCAGTTTATATTCCTAACCAATCACAATGGCATAGAGAGAATCAAGGTCTAATGTACAATTATAATCCTAATGTGACTCATATGAGAATAGCAGACAGGAGTTTATTTGTACTTCACAAGTATGGTGTAGAAGTTTCAGAAAACGAATATCTAGCTATTAAACTTCATGATGGTCTTTATGAGGAATCAAATAAGCCTTACTATATAACATATAATAAAGACACAGAATTAAGATCTAACATTGCTTATATCTTACATCAAGCAGATTTAATGGCCAGTAGAATTGAATCATCAAAATAATAAAATATGATTTGGACAATTATAGCAATATCCTTATGGGCACTGTCTGTAGTAGGATATATTATTTGGAATCTTTATAATAAGAACCAGAAATTAGAGAGAATGGTAGTTAATCAACAGTTCTTTATCGATGGCATGAAAGACTGTATGAAAGAGATTAATACGGCAGCTAACTTAATAGATTCTAAATTGTGGGTACAATCTGACCCTGAATTTCTTTCTCTAATGGAGAATGTAAAACAAATGCAAGCTAAGATTAACAACTTTATTGAAGAATAATGGAATTGATTGAGAACGAAAGTGAGGTATTATTGACTAAGAAAGGTCAGCCTAGAAAAAGAAAACCAAAGGTAAAGAACAACTATTTCACGGTTGATACCGAGGAAGCAATCCTTCGTTATAGAAACAGTAAAAGTCAAGCTGAAAGAAACAGAATATATAATGAAAGTATTCACTACGGGTTTTATAAACTAGTAGAGAACATCATTCATACATTCAAATTCTATTATACTGAGGTTGATAATATCGAGGATCTTAAGTACGAGGTTATCTCTTTTCTCTTACAAAAATTAGACCTTTACGATCAGTCTAAAGGGAAAGCCTACTCTTATTTTGGGACAATTGCCAAAAGGTATTTAATCATTTATAATCAAAAGAACTACAAGAAGTTGGTCTCTAAAGCCGAGATTGGTGAACAACATGATGATGATGCTTTAGTCAATTCTATCATTGTAAAAGAGCCAGAACCAGAACTAGACAGGCTAGACATAGTAGAACTATTTGTCAAGTATGTGGATGATAATCTTCTTGATCTGTTTGAAAAGACAGACGAAATGAAGGTGGCTGACGCTATCCTTGAGATCTTCAAAAAGAGAGAAAATATAGACATTTTCAACAAGAAGGCAGTCTTTATATATGTTAAAGAGATGACTGATGCCCAGTCAAATACAATCACCAAAGTAATAAAAAAGCTTAAAGTAATCTACAAGAGGATCCTTGACAACTACCTTGAAAATAATGACTATTAATATTTATTCTAAAACGTCATGGAACTGGATAAGGAAATATTCAAAGGGAAAACCATTGCTGACCTTGTAGAAGAGGTATATAATAAGCATAAAAACCAAGACGGTACAATAAAGCAGGAGATCATGAGGCTTGCCGATATGATTGAGACTCCTGGTGATGCTATTGTAATTGTACCTCTTTTGAAAGGGTTTATTGACTCTAGCCTTAAGAATGATGATGTCTTGATGAAGCTACTCTCTTTATTCCAAAAGGCAGCAGAGAATAAGAAGGCTGGAGACGCTGAAGATAATGGTATCCTTACAGAAAAGGATATTGAACAGCTATTTGCTGATGTTACGACAGCTAAAATTAAAGATACGAAACAACTCCCTAGTGCATAATGGCTGAAGGATATATTTTTGGTGATAAATTTGACGTCAGTAAAAGGAGTGGTCTTGGCCAATATTATATTATAGGCCGAGTTAAAAAAGTAGTATTAAGCCCTTTTATAGCAAATACTAAACTACCAGATCCTGACTATACAGGGCCTTCTGATATTGGAAAGATAAAATATGAGATTGTCTATTCAACACTTTCTACTTCTGTATCTAGAGAGGTATCTGAACCAGCCTATCCTATATTTAATTTTATAAAGCACTACCCTACTTACGGAGAGATAGTTCTTATATTTCCAGGTCCTAGTCCATCTTTAAACGATAAAGTTTCAAGGCAACAGTTCTTTTACTTCCCTCCGTACGATTTATGGAATCATGCTAATCACGGCGCTTTTCCTAATCTTTCCGAATATGCAAAGTATCTGAACACGCAATATTCAAATAAGCCAACTTATTCAGGAACCGATCCAGCTTCAAATGTTAAACTACCTTTAGGTAAAACTTTAGAAGAAAAGGAAGACGTTCATAATTTAAGGCCATTTGAAGGAGACACCATATTTCAGGCTAGATTTGGCCAGTCTATCAGATTTGGTAGTACTATTCCTGTAATGAGAGATTTTAATACTTGGTCAAGGTCTGGAAATAATGGAAGTCCAATTACTATTATCTCAAATAGTCAAGGAAAAAGAACTAATATAAGTCCTCTAGATAATATTGTAGAAGATATAAATAAAGATGGTTCTGCTATATGGATGACGTCTACACAACAGATAGATTTAGAAGACATAAACATGTTTCCTCTAGCTTCATTTGGTGTATCTATTAATCCTATAGTACAAAATATAGTTAAGCTTCAACAACTTCCTACTTCTGATGAAACTATTTCTGCCCAATTTCAAGATGAAAACATAATTAAATAATGTTTAAACCAGTTTTTCCATATAAAGGTAATCAATTAATATTAACATCTGATAGAGTTACACTTCACTCTAAAAG